GCGTCCTGCATCACTCTCGCCTCCCACGGCTCTTCGGGGACGACCGCGTCCCCGTGTCCCCAGTCAGCGAAAGCCGATCCGGGTCTCCTCGTCGAGTTCCGCGAACCCCTGTACGGCATCCGCGAGCGCGTCCCGGATGTGGGCCGGGAGCAGGGCAATGTTCTCCTCGGTCGGGGCGAACCCCTCGGGTCCGGAGACCACGCCGACCCGGATATACTCGGTCTTCAGCGCCCTGAGTTCCTCCGCAGAGACGGTGTCGCCCCGCCGGCGCTTCCGCATCCGGAGCGCTTTCGCCTCAATCTGGTCGCGTTCGAGCTGCGAGAGCGCCCGGACCCGGAACCGGATCTCTCCGTCGCCTATCGGGAACACGAGGTCTTTCGTCTCACTCTGCAGCCGGTCGAACGCTGCGACCGCATCCTGCCAGGACAGATCAGCCATGTGATCACACCCCCGTCGGAACCCTGATCTCGATACTCGTGTCTCGCGGACCGACCACCAGCGTCGACTCCAGCGAGCCTTTGTCGCCGAGCGGGATCGGGGCATCCATGATCGTGCACTCCTTGAGCGTGATGATCACGACATCGGTTGCGTTGACGACCGAGGACCCCGCCCGGATGAACGGGATCACGATGTCGACCGGATCCCCGTCGGCCCACGCTGCGGCGAACTGTGAGGCATCGGTCGGCAGGAACCCGATTTGCATGTCATACTTGCCTTCCACCTCGTCCTCGGAGATGACATAGGCCCCCCGAGCCCCGTCGCTGCCCATTGCGGAAAGACCATTCGACCATTTCGCGTCAATCGAGGTGACCGAGGCCAGCGGAGCCCCGCCAACCGTCGCCCGGCCGCCGAGCATCCAGAACCGATACGGCTGGAGCGCAGGAACGGTCACCGCCGGGAACGAAGACGCCGAGGTATCGACCTCGCGGGATGCCGCCACAAAGTCCATCGTCGCGATCAGAGCCTCTCCACGCTTCGCAGACAGGGAGAGGTCAGCCTTGCACCCGATGAACGATTCTATGAACGCTGCGTCCTCCTGCCAGTGCTGCACCGTGACGGTCGGGAGCGTATCTAACTCTGAGAACTTCTTCCCGGTGTAGCCGGTCCCGGAGACCGCCTCAGCCTTTCCGAGCGCGGCCTGGAACGGCACGTCGGCGTTGAGGACCTCGAACGAGATCGAGAACGCGAGATCGTACTCGTCCGCACTGTAGAGGAACGGCCCCCGGCGATGCCCCGCGGTGCCCTTCGGGGTCTTCGGGTTCGCGACCGGCCAATCGATCGCGCTCGTGACCAGCCCGAAGGGAGTCTCTGCTTTCGTTGCTTTCGTGTAGGGGGTCGTTTCTGCGCCCCACGCTACCATACCTTTGCTTGCCTGTAGTCTTCTGACCATCTTATGCCCCTCCTGGGGTAGTGTATACGGTTCCCTTGACAACGAATTTCCAGCGCCGGATCTGTTCGTTTGCATCCCAGTTCATCGGGATTCCTGGGGATGTCTGCGGGTCCGTGAACCCGGCTGCGTTGAGCATATCGACATGCTCCTCGACCCACGCCCGGACCTCGTCGCGGAGGCGGAACATCTGCGTCGAGGATTTGGCGTGGATCTCGATCCCGACGGCGTACGTATGCTGCCAGAGGTCGGCCCGACTGTCCGGCCGGTCGCCGACGTCAGAGCCCTCGCTCACGATTATGTGCGGGTAGAGCAGCCCCCGGTCAGGGAGCTCCGTCATGACCATCGGTGCGGCGCCCTTTCGCCTGGCAGACGAGGGATCGAAGATGTCACCGGCGGCGACCGCGGCCCGCAGACCGTCCCGGAACAGGTCCCGGATGATCGCGGTGCTCAGGCTACGAGAAGAGATTTCGGTCGTTGTCATGGGAACCCTCATTTGAGTTCATTTCAGTTCTCCCGCGCATTTGCGGTGATGTTCGTGTCACTTTTCCAGTTCGCGGAACCGGGCCCGGATGTTGCGCTCCAGAGTCGGTGCGACCATGTCGGCAGCGAGTTGAGCCGGGGCAAAACCCCTGAGCCCGTGGGCGGCGATGTGCCGGCGGATCGTCCAGATCATGCTCTCCCACGTCTCCCCTTCGCGCGGGGTAAGCCCGGCCTCCCGTGCCCATCGGTCGATCGGAGCCTGAGGGGGCATCTTCGAGCCCGGCGTCCGGCCAAACTCGGCGATCAGATGCTGGATCGTCTCGCCCTTCACGAGATACTCATCGGCTCCCGGTAGTTCTGGGTAGACTGTGGTCCGGGCGATCGCCTCACCCGTGCCGACATATGGACGACCGTGACTCCCGGCGGCCCCCTTACCAGCCTCCAGATTTTCCTGATACTGCTGTCTCGTCCGCTCTGCGGCTTTCCAGAGTTCTTCTGAGACGATCTGTCGGTAGTCCGGCAGGCCTTTATACGAGATTTTAATCTCGTAGGAGGTCCGGCTCACCCAACGACCTCCTGCAGGTACACAGAGAGTTTTGTTACGCCAGTGAACGGGTGCCGGTCCCGGCGCACCTCGGCGATCCGGTGGACGCGATACTCGTCGCGGTTGAGCCCGGTGATCGTCGGGGCGCCACCCGTAAAGTCCACGGCATATTCTGCACCCGCCGGGACGTCAGGGAACGCGATCAGCACGTCCCACGTTGCCCCGGAGCCGGAGACCCCGATCACCCGCGCGTCGGGCACCTCGACGATGAGATCTCCGCGCCCCTCGCGATCCGATCGGACCTTGAGATACTCGCCGAGGGTGGCCCGCTTCGTCGCATCGATGCCCCGCCCGGCAAGGCTCCGCGCCTCTTTTTCAGACGGGGACGAGATGAGCGCCTTGACGAGCCGGAGGTCCCACGAGGACGCGGCGGGGTCGAAGGAGTCGTAGTCGTCGAACTCTGGCGTCAGGCACCGGACGAGGATCACTGTCTCGCCACGAGCCGCGACGAGCGCCTCCACCGGCCCCGGCGTGACCTCCGGGTCGGGGAGCGCCGCCGCCTCGACGTCGAAAAACGAGGAGAGCGGGGCGTCGGAGTCGAACCGGAGGGAGACGTCGGGGAGACTCATCGGAGCCCACCCCCAGCCAGCCACGAGAGGAGCGCGACCACGAGCGAGGTGGCGAGGGAGATTGCGAACACGATCGCCCCATCTCTGCCGAGCCAGCGGTTGTACTGCTGCTCGATCACGCGGATCCTCCGCTCGTGGTCGGAGATCGTCTCCCGGATGTACTTAACATCCTGTCGGATCTCGACGAGGAGATCGTGGTCTGTCTGCACACTCATGCACCTCCTATCGGCCGATATCGGTCGAGCGTCTGCATCTGCTCCGGTGCGAGCACCATGAGCCGCGAGAGTTCCGAGTATGCGACTGAGTAACCGTCCATACTCATCGAGGAGGCCCCCTTCGTCGCCCTGTTGCGGGCGGCGTGAGTCAGGGCTCCGACAACGAGGTCCTCGACGATGCTGACGATCGCGCCCGGCGGCGAGACGTAGCCGTGGGAGTAGACGACCGAGACGTTCCGCAGTCCGGCGGGCCATACGAGGCCGTCGATGCGCTCCAGGATGCCCGGGTCGGGCACGGCCTCATACTCGAGACCTTCGGTGAGCGCGATCCCGCCGACCGCGACCGAGGTCACGGCGATGATCGGCCAGCCCTTGAGCCGCAGCCGCCGGCGCCCGGAGCCATCGTAGCGCTCAGCCACGTCCTCGTGGAGCGCGAAATCCCGGCCGCAGTGCTGGTCGACGATGCTGGATGCCTGCTCGATAAGATCCTCTGTTAGAGACGCAAGAGCGGCCTCGCTCTCAAGCCCTAAATCGACGTACGTGATGCCGGACCGTGTGAGGGTCCGGGTCACATCCCCGTAGGCCGACATCTGCTCAATCCCCTCGGTGCTTTGCGGACCACGCTACGCCGAGCGTGCCCCCCGCTGCAGGGGCTACCGTGGCAACCGCCTTGATGCGGGCGTATGCCCACGCTCCGGAGACTCGGACATAGGTAGTCGCACCGGGCGCGAGCGTCGCGGACGCTGCAGCCGGGGTCACGAACCCGGTGATAGAGATCCCGCCGACGTCGGCTGCACCTACGAATCCATCTCCGGACTCGTTGGGCTTGGCGAATGTCGGATCGTCTCCGAGCGCGGTCTGTACCGTGACGACGAGGGCTTGGTCGGTACTGTTCGTGACCCGGCAGATCGCCTCGCCCATCGTGCGGAGGTCGGCGATCGACGAATATACAGGATCAGTGTCCGGGACGGCGACGCTCTCCGGAGTCGGGAGTACGCCTCTTGTCATCCGCATCACCGTCCTTTCTTAGGCTTTCCGTCGGTCTTCCGTTCACCATCTGCATCCGGTGCGCCAACTCTCTCCACCTCCGCCGCGGGCGGTGCCGGGGCGTCCTCAATCGGGATGTGCCCGAGGGCCTTCAGCCGTTCGGCGAGGACAGGGTCGTCAGGGGCCTCGAAAACCCCATCCACGATCCGCACTCTCACCCGGGTGCCGAAACTGATCTGTCCGCTCTTCGAGGTTCTGTGCTGCCACTTCACGCGGATCACCTCACCGGGATGCCGATGAGACCGCCGTTAAAGACGATCGTGTCGGTGATCGTGACGCCGGTGGTGTCGAGGTCAGCGGTCACCGCGACCGCCATCGTGTCGTCGTTCGCGGCGTGCGTCTTGCAAGTCAGCGTGACGACTGCGCCAGCGGCGGTGATGTCGAAGAACCCGCCGACGTCGACGTCAGCCGTAAACGCTGCCGCGACCAGGGTGGCGACATCCTCTACGGTGTCCCCGTTTGCGACGTCGACGTCGACGGCCTTCGGGGAGTTGTCCATGTTCGCGGCAGTCACGGTGAACTCGACGGTGCCGGCGGCTGCCGCCGGGGTGGCGATCGTGACCGTCATGACCTGCTTGGTGCCGCCGATGGTGTTGAAGAGGCTGAACCCTTCCACCGCGCAGGCGATATTCGGGTCAGCCCGGGGGGGGACAAGGATAGTCATCCAGGTCCCTCCTCAGATCGCGTAGTCGTAGAGCCACTTGCCGAAGGTGCCCTGGCTGCGGTCGACGTAGGTCCCGTACTCGCCGAGCGCGAAGTGCTCCGCGAGACCGATCCGGCCGAGCGGCAGGGTGAAGAGCGGCGCGAGGCTCGCGTAGTAGCTGGCCCGCTTGTTGACGATGAACACGTCGCCCTCGCTGCCGATGGTGTACGGACCGCCCGCGACACCGCCTGCGTCGTAGGTGTGCTCTGCAACATTGTGCGAGGCGATCACCGGGATACCGGAGATGTAGATGACCTCGAACCCGTAGTTGGCGGAGTTGACGTTCTGGTCGAGGATCGCCCGCACCTGGAGCTCGTTCTCAAGCTCGTCGAAGAGCGTGTGGCTCGTCCAGATCTCAAGGTCGCCCTTGAACACGTTGGCGTTCTGGAGCAGGTCCTTGACCTCGGCCTTGATGTCCTTCAGGAGGGCGTCGCTGGCGGCGAGGTCCACGGCGGACTTGTCGACGTCGTTACCGGCAGCCGCCGCGTGGACGCTCATCCCGTCGAAGACGTTGGCGTCACCGGGGGACCCGTCGGTGAGTGCCTTCGAGTGGTCGCCGTAGAGGATTGCCTGCTCCTTGTACTGCGAGTACGCGGCGACCCGCTGCCCGAGCGCCGTCTCGCGGACGGGGAGGTAGCCGCCTTCCGCACCGCGCTCCGCGAAGTCGCCGACGTTCACGGCGTCGACGTAGATTTTCATGTCGTAGTCGGTTTCGCCGAGCGTGAACTCGTTCGATACCCCGGAGAGGTCGAGCGAGTCTGCCTCGGAGACCCAGCCGCGGGGAGCTGCCCGGGCGCTGATCAGGTTCGTGCGGACCGTGTAGCCCTTGTACCCGACCTGCGGCAGGCGGGCGAGGAGCGGCGCGTCCTTGCGGACGATGTCGAGGATCTCCGGGTCGAACGCCACCGGGACCGCGTCGGTGACGGTCGTGCTGGTGACCTGTTTCTCGATCAGTCCGCGGATCCCCTTCACCGTCAGACCTTCGGCGGCCTTCTGGTTATCCGGGCGTCCGTAGAACATGCTCTGAATGCTGGGCGTAAACCCTCTGTCGGGCGCGTAGAATCCGTGCTTCTCCCAGAGTGTGGAGAAGATCTTCTCTGCGTCCCGGCCGAGGCCGAGTATCTGTTTTGCTGATGCCATAGGTGTGTTACCTCCTTACGCGACGAAGACCGGCCCTTTCTGCTCCGGTCCGTCGGCGGTCTTCTGTTTGCTATCCTTGACCTCGCGGGCGACGACGATCCCCCGCGGCCCCTTGCTCCGGGTCGCGACGGTCTTCGTCACGAGGGTCTTGATCTCGTCGAGGACGGCGAGGGACTTGAGCGCCTCGGTGATCGGGGCGAGCGCCTTGCCGATCTCGTCGGCGACGATCTGCCGGATCTGCGCCTCGTCGAGGACTTCGTAGAATTTCTCTTCCTCTTCATCCTCTTCGGTCGGCTCCTCCTCCGGCGCTTTCTCTTCCTCATCCTCGCAGGCTTCGGATTGCTTCTCCTCCTCCTGCTCCTCTTCCTCTTCCCGCTCCTCTTCCTTCGGCTCTTCGCCTTCCTCTTTGGTTTTCCGCTTCATTTCATCGGTTTCCAGCCCCGCTTTGATGCGGAGCGACTTGACGACCGCCTGCACGGCAGCCGAGTTCACAGCGTCGGGGTTGCTCGGTATCCCTACGGCGGAGACCTCCCAGAGAGAGACCTCGTCGAAGATGAGCCCCCCGTTGTCCTTGCTCCGGGACTTTATGACCCCGAACCCGACAGAGAACCCCACCGGGAGCCCCGCCTCGATCTTGCGGGCAAGCTCGTAGGCCATCCAGTTGTCCGGATCCAGGAACGCGGTGCCGTAGAGGGTGCTCCCCTCGATCTCCCCATCGATCCACGCACCGAGCATATCGAGCGCCCCGTACAGGCGAGCGCCGGACTCCCGGAATCCGTGGTCGAGGTAGAGCGGGACCTTGCCGCTCTTGAGCCCCGCGAGCATCGATTCCAACCCCGCGAGGGAGAACTCGTCGCCGTCCCGGTCCTCGGTGGTGGAGGAGATCGGGACGCGGATGAGCGTCACCTCCGGGCCGCTCTCGACGAGGCGCGCCTTCCAGACCTTCATCTGTCCGGGGGCCGCGTCGAGGGATTTTGTTTTCAGTGTAGGCATCTCTGATCACCTATTCGTCGTCTGAGGTGATGGGTTCAGCCCGGTTCAGTGGTTGTGGGAGCGACCCGGACCGGCCCATACTCTCTCAGCTGCGGCTGTAGATCGTCTCGATGCCCCCCGCCTCCTCTCCGGTCTCGGGGTCGGTCTCCGACAGTACATCGGCGATCGGCACCCGCCGGACCTCCTCCTCCCCCTGGAAGAGGACGTACTCATCTCCCTCTACAATCAGCCGGTCCGCGTCGATCTCCTCGACGCCAGCGGTTGTATGAATCCGCATAATTTGCTTACTAGTCAT